GGATAAGATTGTACCAAATGAAGGTTTAGTATTTGTTTTCAAAGGAGATACTTATAAGCTCACGGGAGCGTTCGCATCATTAAATCAAATCCTCGGACTAATGTACTTTTAATTAAATAATACAATATTTATATAAAACAAAAATAAGTTATGAGTAAGAAATTAAAAAACATAAAAGCAGTTAGTGAAATGTTGGAGGGTAAACACAAAACCCAAACCAAAAAAACTATCGCATTTGATGGTAAAGAAGTTGTAAGAAGAGAAGTTGGGGAACTTTGGACAGATACCAAAGGTCAAGAGTGGGAGCAGAGAAAAGGTTACAAAGTAAAGGTAGGGAAACTCGCCAAACTTAGAGAAGAGTTGAAAGGGTTTCCAAATTGTAGAAAAGATGTTTGTACTTGCATAGATGCAGGTCAAGCTGATTTAAAGATGAAGGCATATCATGGTATGTGTTTAGATTGTGTTACTGATATGGAGCATGATTTAAAATTAAAAGGAGAGTACGATGAATATGAACGTAAAAAACTTTTAAATAATGCTGAGTCTTGGTTGAAAGAAGCAGAAATAGAAAAAGAAGTTTTAAAATCAACAATTAAAGCATCATTCATAAATGAGGATGGTTCTATTGAAGAGTGGGATGGTTTATCGGAAGATGAAATGATTACTAAGATTGATGAAGGATTTGAAACTTTTAAAACAAACTTCATTGACAAGTTAAAAAATAAAGAGACTAAGGAAGACTAATGGGTATCAGAGAATACATACAAAACACTTACGAAACTTACATCAATGATGGTGTAAAAAATTCACTAGCTATAGAGTATGTAAAATCTGATATGTATGAATATCTTTGTACAGAAAACCTAATGACCGAAGACCTTAGTAAATGGTTTGGTAAAGGAAAGACTGGTACTGCATCAGGTGGTGGTTGGGATAGATACGGAAGTGATGGTCAGAAGTTAGGTAAGTGTGGTGATGGTAAGAAGGGTGGAGCATACGCAGCGTGTTTATCAAAAGAGAAAGCTGCTAAACTTGGGCCAGATGGACGTAAAACTTTTGTAGGTCGAAAACGAAGAGCACAAAAGAAAGCTGGTGATTCCAAAAAAGGTGGTAACCGTACTAAGGGTAAAGCCCCTACAAATAGCAAAACAGGAACATAATATGATTAAGTTAAAAGAATTACTAGAAGGTAATAACGATTACTTTAAAACTGCTAGCGAAGCAGTTGATTTCGCTAAAGCTGCAGTTGAGAAAAAAGGATTTACTATCGATGAAGATGATTGGAACTCTCAAATTACTATGGGTGGTAAGTATAACAGATTAAGACCAGGCGTTGGTAAAACTCATTCATTCCAAATTGGATTACTTAAAAACGGTAAACCTCAGAGAAAAGGATTATCTATATCATTGTATGGTATGGATAGTGGTAAATTTGAATTGACACATTACATAAACTAAGGAATACTATGAATAATAAATGGATATCAAACTACATCAATGAAATATCAGAAGATGAAACCGACCCACAAGAAATTAAAGTAGGTAACTATCAAACAAAATATTTCCATGTTTGCCCAGGTGCATCAAAACTATATGGTGATATAGAATCCAAAGGTGTTGATATGGATATGGCAGAAAGAAGTGTAAGATTACAAGACGCACTTTTCTTTGTAGAAGAACACATCCAACGAGATGGTTATAATCCAGAAAAAGATTATGTAATGGTTGCTAATAATATAGCAAAGAACATTATGAAGATGGCATCTATGATGGGGTTAGAAAAAGAACATTCATATATACAAGGTCACGTTGATGTGATTGAAAAAGTAGTAAACCAAAAAGGGTTAGAAGAAAGAGTAATGGAACTTACAGAAAAGAATGTTCCAACTGATTCATCCAAATGGTCTTACTACAAAGCACAAGCAAAAAAGAAGTTCGATGTATATCCATCAGCATACGCTAACGGATGGGCTGCTAAACAATACAAAGCAGCAGGTGGTGGTTGGAAGACTGAAAATAAAGAATCAGTAAACGAAGCCAAATCAATGGACATGAAAAAACGACTAAAGGTTTACGATAAACTCAAAAAAGGTGATGAGATTACAATTAAGTATGGCTCATCGATGAGTAGTGGTAGAGAAGGTAAATTTAAAGTAACTAAAGGTAAGACTGTAGTTGGTAAACAAAAAGTAGAAAGAATCACTCTACAAAATGTAAAGAATCCAAAAGGTGTTAAGTTCTACCTATATCAGAGAAATGGAAACGTAACTATGGCAATTGGTGATATGGGTGCTACTATTGAAGATATGTATGAATCAGTAGTTACTGAAGCTCGTTCAAAAAAAGTAACTAAGCAAATGTGGGCTAAGATGGATGATGATAAAAAAATCGATGCACTTCTATCCGTAGTTAAAGACCCAGACGACGCTGAGAAATATTTCGATAAAAAGTGGAATGAATTACCATCTGGATTTGAAAGAGATATGACAATCTATGAATCAGTAAACGAATCCAAAATAAAAATGAATGAAGCTATTGAGTTTTCAAAACAACAGTTGGATACACTTAGAAAAAACTATTCAACGATAAATAAAATTAACCCATCATCACCAGCATATACCAAACTCATTAAATTATTAAATTCATTAGATAATAAAGCGTTAAAACAGATTGCTAATGCAGATGTTAAGTTTGTATCAATGTTAGCTAAGAATCGTATTAAAGAAGGTGAAGAAAAAATGAATGAAGCTAAAGAACCTGAAGTAATTACTCAATTAAGAAAAATCGTAAAAGATAAACAAAACGATTTGATTAAAGATACTAAGACTGGTAAGAAGGTAAGAGTTGATATGAATTCAGCAAACCTAATGATTCAAGTATACGATGCACTTAAAAGCCAATCTAATAAAGATAAGTTTGTTAATGGTGGTGTTGTTAGTATGGGACTTATGGCATTCAAACTTATGAAGAAGGAAGATGTTTCTGAGAGTGGTATTATGTATAAGGCTGGTGTTAAGAAGTACGGTAAAGAAGGAATGACTAAAATCCAATCTGCCGCAGGTAAGGGTGAAGGACATGAGGAAATCGGAAAGATAAAAGATAAGTACGATAAATCAAAGAACGAAGCAGTTAAACCATTAAAAGCATCTGCATCTTTTTCTGAAGTAATAGAAGAAGGAGAATACCAAGGTAGAAAAGTTAAACTTAACAAACCAATGCAAGGTGATGTTAAGAAGTTTAAAGTTTATGTTAACAATGAAAAAGGTAACGTNGTAAAAGTAAACTTTGGACAAAAGGGAATGGTAATCAAAAAAGATAATCCAGCAGCACGTAAATCATTTAGAGCAAGAATGAATTGTGATAACCCTGGACCAAAGTGGAAAGCAAACTATTGGTCTTGTAAAAAGTGGTAATTGGATTTATAAAAAACTTTTACATATTTATTATTATAAACAAAATTTAAAAAAAAGCGTTGAATTATGAGCACATTCCCAATTTTTATTATAGTACTTGTCATCCTAAGTGTGATATCAATATTATACGTTACAAAATCAAATAAGATAAAAGATTCAGATGGTGACGGTATTCCAGACATAGTAGAAGATGCTATTGATGATGTTAAAGAAGAAGTAACTAAAGTTAAAACTGAAGTTAAACGTAGAGTTAAGAGAGTTAAAGAAGAAGTTAAAGATGTAACTGATGCTGTAAAGCAAGTAAGAAAACAAACTAAAGATGTAGTTGGTGCCGTTAAGGGTAAACCACGTAGAGGTAGAAAGCCAGCTAAAAAAACTACAACTAAGAAGTAATGATTAAAGAGATTTTCGGTAATCTAAAAAGCATAATAATAGCAGTTTTAATTATTATAATTATACTGCAGCAACAATGTTCAAGTCCGTTTCAACCATTTAACTTAAACCCATTCAATAAAAGAATCGAGCAGACTGTTGAAGGTACGGTTATTACTAAAATTGAAACAAAGTGGGATACTGTAAAGATTGATAGTTTAGTTTATATACCAAAGTGGAAAACTAAAATTGAAACCATACATGATACAATACCAGCCAACATTGATACATTAGATATTTTAAAAGATTACTATACAAAATACTTTTATACGGATACATTAGATTTAGATTCATTAGGTAACATCATAATAAAAGATACAATTAGTAGAAACTCAATTGTGTTTAGACAAATCACCCCAAATCTATTATTACCAACTACAACCATAGAACGTGATTCATTAATTAGTAAACACGAGTTTTATGTAGGTATTGGATTAGCTGGTAACAGAACTCAATTTAATTATATTGGTGGTGAACTTTTATTTAGAAGTAAACGTAAGAAAGTATATGGAATCGGATTAGGGTTGAACCAAACCTTAGAGCCAGGTAATTTCTGCAAGGATGATGTGGAAGCTTGGTAAAAAGTAAGTTATGAGTAAATCTATAAAAGAACTTATTCGAGAAGAATATGTAAAATGTGCTAAAAACCCAATATACTTTTTTAGAAAGTATTGTTATATCCAGCATCCAAAACGTGGGAAGATTCTATTTGATTTATTTCCATTTCAAGAAGATGTTATGGGTGAACTCGATGAACACCAATTCAATGTAATTCTTAAATCACGTCAATTAGGTATCTCAACATTATCAGCAGGGTATTCACTTTGGATGATGTTATTTCAAGATGATAAGAATGTATTAGTAATTGCAACTAAGCAAGAGGTAGCAAAGAACTTAGTAACCAAAGTTCGATATATGCACGAAAACCTTCCATCTTGGTTAAAAGGTGAAACTATTGAAGATAATAAGTTATCATTAAGATTAGGTAATGGTTCTCAGATTAAAGCAACATCCGCTAGTGGTGATGCAGGTCGTTCGGAAGCATTATCAATGTTGATTATAGATGAAGCTGCATTTATTAAAAGTGTAGATGAGATTTGGGCATCCGCTCAATCAACTCTTTCGACTGGTGGTAAGGCAATCGTATTATCAACTCCCAATGGCGTTGGTAATTTCTTTCATAAGACTTGGCAAAAAGGTGAAATAGGTGATGGTTGGAATCCAATTAAATTACATTGGACTGTACATCCTGAGCGTGATGAAACATGGAGAGAAAAACAAACACAACTATTAGGCGAAAAAATGGCAGCACAAGAATGTGATTGTGATTTCATTTCATCTGGTTACACAGTTGTTGATGGTGAACTACTACAATGGTACGAAGAAACGTATGTGCAAGACCCCATTGAAAAGCGTGGGTTCGATGGTAACTATTGGCTATGGCAACAGCCAAATTATAGTAGAGATTATGTAGTAGTAGCCGATGTCGCTAGGGGTGATGGAAAAGATTATTCAGCATTTCACGTTATAGATATAGAATCGGTAGAGCAAGTAGCCGAATACAAAGGTAAGGTGGATACTAAAGATTACGGTAGAATGTTAGTTAACGTAGCAACCGAATGGAATGATGCATTATTAGTAATTGAAAACGCAAACATTGGTTGGGCTGTAATTCAAGAAGCAATTGATAGAAACTACGCAAACTTATATTATTCAGCAAAAGATTATGGATATGTAGATAACGATATTCATTTGAATAAAGGATTTGATTTAAAAGATAAATCTCAGATGGTGCCAGGATTCTCAATGACTAGTAGAACACGACCATTGGTTATATCTAAGTTAGATACTTATATGAGAGACCGAACGCCTATCATACGTTCTAAGAGGTTGATAGACGAGTTGTTTGTATTTATTTGGAACGGTAGTAGAGCAGAGGCTCAGCAAGGTTATAACGATGATTTAACTATATCATTCTCAACGGCACTATGGGTTAGAGATACCGCATTAAAATTAAGACAACAAGGAATTGAATTAAATAGAAAAGCATTATCATTAACATCTAAAAACTCAGGAGTATTCAAAACCTCATCAGCTCAAGCTAAGAATGCTTGGAAAGTTAACACTGGGAAAGGTGATGAAGATATAAGTTGGTTATTATAAATTCATTACAATAAAATTTGGATATATTAAATATTTTTTGTATATTTATAGATTGTAAGTACTATATAAACACATAATTATGGCAGATAATTCATTATTCGGTAAATTAAAGAAATTATTCGCAACACAAGTCGTTGTACGACGTGTTGGAAAGGATAAACTAAAGGTAGTCGATTCATCAAGATTACAGAGCGATGGTAATAAGCAAGGTTCTGCACATTACGATAGATATGGTAGATTGCATGGGGCAAACTCAAGAAAGAATTGGCAAAGTACCAACGAACGATTTAATTACCATTCAAACAAATTAGAATTATATACTGATTATGAATCGATGGATAAAGATTCTATCATTTCATCTATATTAGATATATACTCTGATGAAGCGACCCTTAAAAACGATATGGGTGATGTTATTAGAATTAAATCATCTGATGAAAAATTAAAGAAAACACTTCACAACCTATTTTACGATGTATTGAATATTGAGTTCAATCTTTGGGGATGGGTTAGAGGTATGAACAAATATGGTGATTACTATTTACATTTAGATATTGATGATGAGTTAGGTGTAGTAAATGCACAACCATTATCAGTTTACGAAACTCGTAGAGAAGAAGGTTACGATTTAGATAACCCATACTCAGTACGATTTGAAGTAGATGAGCAGAATACAACCGCTATGTCTCAACGAAACTCAAGTAAATACTTAGAATCATTTCAAGTAGCACATTTTAGATTACTTACAGATACAAACTTCCTTCCTTATGGTCGTTCTTTATTAGAAGGTGCTAGAAAGACTTGGAAGCAATTAGTTCTTATGGAAGATGCAATGATGATTCATAGAATTATGAGAGCACCTGAAAAGAGAATCTTTAAAATTGATATTGGAAATATTCCACCAGCAGAGGTTGATTCGTATATGTCAAATATCATTGACCAAATGAAGAAAGTTCCATATGTAGATGAAGCGACTGGTGAGTACAACTTAAAATTCAATATGCAGAATATGCTAGAGGATTATTACTTACCTGTAAGAGGTGGGCAAAGTGGTACTGAGATTGATTCTCTTAGCGGCATGGAATTTGGTGGTATAGATGATATCGAATACCTAAAGAATAGAATGATGGCAGCTCTTAAAGTTCCAAAAGCATTTATTGGATATGAAGAGGGTGTTGAAGGTAAATCTACATTAGCACAGCAAGATATTAGATTTGCACGTTCTGTAGAGAGAATCCAAAAGATTGTACTTTCAGAATTAACTAAAATAGCAATTGTTCACTTATACTCACAAGGGTATGAAGATGCTGAGTTGGTAAACTTCGAATTAGAGTTAACTACACCATCTATTATATATGAGCAGGAAAAAGCAAACCTTTGGTCTGAAAAAGTATCTTTAGTTTCTGATATGAAAGATTTAAAAATGATTTCACAAGAATGGATGTATAAAAATATATTCAATATGAGTGATGAGGAATGGAAAGAAGAACAATTTAAAGTTTTG